GCCGCGTTCGACCCGAACACAAAGCCGAAGATGGAGTCCCTTTACTATCTCGCATGGCTCGCCGAAAAGAACACAGGCAAAGTGACGAAGATGTTCGACGAATGGATCAAAGAGATCGCAGGCGTCGGGCATGAAGAAGGCCCGGGAAACTAGGCATCCCCGGCGGCGGGGTAGCAAAAGAAATCGCCGAACTAGCAATCGCCACGAGGCTTGACCCGCTCTCACTAATGAGGACGCCGCCCGAGGTGCTACACGCGCTCTACGATGGGATACGGAAACAGAACGAACGGAGACGGCGAACCTAATGGCTACGACTGGCACGTTCGGATTCCGCACCGACCTCGAAGGCGGCCTCAAAGTTGAGGGCCTCTCCGCCGTTCAGCGTGACCTCAGGAAACTCGGCGGCGACCTCGACCTCAATAAAGCCGAGTTCCTTGAGACGAACAAAAGAGTCGCCGAACTCGTCATCGGAGGATCGAAGAGATTCGTCCCGGTGCTATCTGGTGCGCTCGCCGAAACGATTCGGAATGCCTCAACTAAGAAGTCGGCGAAGATACGCGTCGGAGACAAGTCGGGCGTCCCGTATGCCGGGCCGATTCACTTCGGATGGCCTAACCGCCGCATCAAGCCGCAGCCATTCATTTACGAAGCGATCGACGGTCGCCGCGCTGAGGTAGCCATGCTCTACGCTCAACGCCTCACCGAAATCCGAAACCGATACGACCTTTAACTATGTCTAAACCGATCACGATCTCCATCGTCGGCAACGCCGGGCCGCTCAAAAAGAGCATCAAAGAGGCCGACGTCGCCCTCGACAAGTTCGGGCAAGGCCTGAAGAAGTTCGGACTCGCCGCAGCCGCCGGCATTGGCGCCGTCGCCGCAGGTATCGGCTTCGCAGCAAAAGCCGCAGCCGAAGACCAAAAGTCATTCGAACTAATGTCGGTCGCGATTCGTAACGTCACCGGGGCAACCAATGAGCACATCAAAGAGGTCGACAAACAGATCGGCAAGATGAGCCTCGCCACCGGCATCGCCGACGACAAACTCCGCCCGGCGTTCGCAGCACTCACCCGAGGAACCCGAGACGTAGAACGCGCGACGAAAGACTTCGGAATCGTCCTCGACGTCTCAACGGCCCTCGGCCTCGACCAGACCGCAGTTGCCGAGGCGCTCGCCAAAGGGTACGAGGGCAACATGAAAGCCCTCACTCAACTCTCGCCCGAACTCAAGACGATGATCAAAGACGGCGCCGACATGAATCAGATCCTTGACGTCCTCGCCTCGAACTTCGGCGGGGCAAGTGCCGCCGCCGCCGACACATTTCAGGGACGCCTAGCCCGGCTGAACGTAGCGTTCTCCGAAATCGTCGAGCAGATCGGCTACGCCGTTCTCCCGATACTCACGAAGATCGCCGAGTTCATCGCCGACCGAATCGTCCCGGTCGTGCAAGAGTTCGCCGATGCGTTCAGCGAAGACGGCCTCGGCGGAGTGCTCAGCCTCACGACCGAAAAGATGCTCCGCTTCTACGACGAAGCCGGCAACACTACTCGCGCGATTATCGCGACGACGATCGCAGTCGGCGGACTATTGGCCGCATTCAAGGCGCTCACTTTTATTCAGACAGTCACGACGATGATGACCGGATTCACCGCCGCCGTCAACGCTTCGACAGTTTCAATGGCAGGATTCCAGACGACGAGCCTCGGGATGTTCAAAACGGTCGGCCTCGTCATTCTCTCACTAGCCGTGTCTATTGACTCTCTACTTGCAGACAACGCATTCGCCGCACGCGGACTCATGGAATCAGTCGCGAAGTTAGCGAACGTCATCGTCGCCGGAATCGAGGCAACCTTCAACTCGGCGATCATCGGCGTGAACCTTCTGAATCAGGCGGTCAGTTTCATCCCGGGCGTAGAAATAGCGCCGATCCCGCTACTCAAATTCGGGCGACTCAGCGAAGACTACGGATCCGTCGGAGCATTCGAGCGCGGCAAGCCCGCAACCGGCACCGCACCGAACCCCGGACGATTCGACCCCGACTTCCCCGGCGCGTCCTCATCAATGCCCTCATTCGTTCCACCCGCAGCCATCCCCGCACCAGTAACCGGCGGCGGTAGTGGTGGCGGTGGCGGTAGCGGCGGAGTGTCGCCGGTCGGATTCCAAAACTTGCCACGAGGCGGAAACTCATCCCTACGCTTCGATCCGATCTCCGGCTCATTCGTGCCGTTCGACTTCGCGAACGACACAGGCCCGCAGCGACAACTACCCGACACCGTCAACATCACCGTCAACACCGTCACCGCCGACGCGAACCTCCCGACGCTAATCGTTGAAGCCCTTCAGCAGTACAACCTCGTGAACGGCCCGGCAGACTTCCAGATCGCTATCTAGTTATGCCCGTCAACATCATCACGGGCGGAACCCTCACAGTCGAACTCGACATCGGATTCGGTGACGGCTTCACACTCGACGACACGCAGCAAGGCATCCTCAACAACACGACCTTCGTCCTTGACGGCGTCGACCAGTTCGCCGAGATAGACGTCGTCTCCGTCAACATTCAACGCGGGAAAAAGAAGGTACTCGACTCCATCACTCCGGGCCGTGCCACGATCATCGCTCGAGACACGACCCGAGCCTTCGACCCATACAACGAAGCGAGCGTCTACTACGACGAAACAGACGACACCCCGGGCCTCTCCCCGCTTCGGCAAATAAAAATCACCCGGAACTCTCTCGTCATCTTCCGAGGGCGCGTCGTCGACTTCGTCTACGACTACGTCGGCCCGAAACAAATACCTCAGGTCACGATCATCGCAGCCGACGACCTATTCATCCTCTCGAACGCATTTCTCAACGCGTTCACGCCACCGTCCGAACTCTCATCGGCTCGCGTCACCACCATCCTCGACCGGCCCGAGGTCGGCTTTAGCGCCACGACCCGCGACATCTCCACCGGTACAGCAACCCTCGGAAACTATGCGATCAGCGAAGGCGTCAACGCCCTCGAATACTTGCGGCAAATCGACTCAGCGGAACGCGGACGCCTATTCATGCGAGCATCGGACGGCGACCTCGTCTTCGAGCCCCGCATCGGAAACACCCTCTCCGGGCCGAGCGTCATCTTCGACGACACCGGAGCACAAACTCCCTACCGGGAAGTGTTCGTCGACTTCACCGTCGAATCGGTACTCAACCGAGTCACCGTGCAACGGCCCGGCGGCACCGCTCAAACTGCCACCGACTCGGCATCCATCGCCCTCTACTTCACGCAGGCCGAAACGATCACGAACTCGCTACTCTCCACCGACGCGCAAGCCCTCACCCTCGCCGACTACCTACTCGCAGGCGAACCCGAACCGCGTTTCTCAGGAGTTGAGACATTCTTCGGATCGTTGACAACACCCCAAAAGAACGCCGTCGCCGCCGTAGACATCGGAGACACGATCTCCGTAACCCGCACATTCACGACCGGAAGCCCGCTCACCGTCACCGAGGAACTCTCCGTCGAAGGCCTCCAACACCGCATCGACCTCCGGGGCGAGACAGTCACGTTCTACACCGCCCCGACCGACATCGTCTTCGCCATGCTCCTTGACGATGCAGTCTTCGGCCTCATGGATTCAGATAACGTGCTAGCCGCATAAGGTAGGATGAGAGAACTATGGCCTCAAACTTCACCGACTTCGTCAGCGGGGCCGTGCTTCAGGCTTCGCAACTCAACGGAGTCCTCGACAACTTTCAAGACATTGCCATTTTTAACGAAACGCAAGCAAGCAACACGCAAGGCGGAACAGCGACTAGCGGTTCATATCAAAAGCGGACACTAAACACAACAGTTGTGAACAATATTGGCGGATGCACGATTTCGTCAAGCGTCGTAACCCTTGCAACTTCGGGAACTTATTACTTGCAAGGATTGATCCCCGGTTGGCGAGTCAATGGATTTAGAGCACGTCTACAAGACACCACAGCCGCGTCAACTATCGCACTCGGAACCGCATCTAACTCTAACACCACAGACGACAATCAAGATTTCGCCACAGTTCAGGGAATCATCACGACTACAGTCTCAACCAACATAGAACTACAAGGCCGCGTCGGTACAACTTCCAGCACTTCGGGTCTGGGTCGCGCGCTCGCGTTCGGCGACAGCGAAATCTACGCACAACTACTAATCCGGAGAATCGCATGAGCAACCCAACACCGAACAACGGAAACATCGGAAACGCAGTTCGCGAACTCGCACCCGGAACGACATGGCGACTCAATGAGCCGGGCACAGACTTAGCGAACCTCGAATGGTTAGACGACCCGAAACTCCGTCCGACCGATGCCGCGATCATTGCCAAAACCGCAGAACTAGACGCAATCGACTAGAGCCCGACGATGAAACTCTCTAACACTCAGAAGGCCGCGCTAACTTCTTACGCTCGAAGCGTCATGGCCGCCGTCATCGCCGTCGCGTCGACCGGGAACTACGCCCCGGACGATCTCGGCAAGGCCGCGCTCGCTGCACTACTGCCGCCGCTCATGCGATGGGCGAATCCGAAGGATGCGGCGTTCGGTCGTGGCGCCTAGTCTCCCGACCCGGCGCGTCGTCCTACCGAAAGCGCTCGCTAATCAAAAGAACGGCGAACTCGACCCGGCGCTACTTGAAGCGATCAAACCTTCGGGCTTCTTATTGCGACCCGCCGCCCTCTCATGGGATGCAATGAAACGCGCCGCAAAACTTGACGGCATCGTTCTCAAACCGACCTCAGCATTCGACGCCTACCGGCCCTATTCGGTGCAGAAGGCCGTCTTCCAACAGCGTTACACGCTCGACTATCTGCCGGGACGACCGACCCGAGAATGGAACGGCGTCACCTACTCCCTCAAGGCGGGCCTCGCCCCGCTCGCTACACCCGGAACCTCAAATCATGGATGGGGCCTTGCCGTAGATGTCTGGAACGTCAGCCAAAACGGGCGCCTCGAATGGCTACTCGCGAACTATGAGCGCTACGGATGGAGCCACGAGGTACAGTCCGAGCCCTGGCACATCCGCTACACACTCGGCGACAAACTTCCGCCCGGGCTAACAGCATGAACGAAAGTATTCTCGTCGCCATCATCGCAGCCGCCGGCATCATCGCCGCCGGGCTACCCGCTGCACTCATCGAACGCGCCCGAAAAGAAAACTCTGAGGATCATGCGAAAGTCAATTCGACACTAGAAAGCATCGAAGAGCATCTCACCGAAATCGAGGACTCCGTTGACGACGTCGCCGAAGCCCTACGTCAACACACGGACGACCATGAGTAGCCCGGGCGAAACCTGCGTTCTCGTCGAATGGCTAGATGCCCATGCTTCGAGTCAATGGATGGATCCCGCCGACATCGATCAAGACGCGTTCGTCGTCCGCTCGATCGGATGGCTCATCCCCGGCGGCAAGCCCGGACACGTCGTCATCGCCCAAAGCCTCGGGAGTGACGCCCAGATAGACGGCGTCCTCAGCATTCCGATAGGGATGGTGCAGCGCACCGTCGTCCTCGGGTATCCAACACCTCCGCAGACCGATTAGATACCGTAATCGGTAAGCACTAAGGAGGCCCAAAATGAGTGAATCAAAGAATGCGGAAATGTTCCACTATCAGCGGCTACTCGGAGTCACCGAAGACGGCCTGCAGATGAAGGTCACGATCATCACTACCTCAGCGGGTAGGGTTAGGTCAGCGTCGATACAGATGCGCGCCGTCGAAGGCCCCGTCTCCGTTCACGATCACCCCGCCTCATGGTCAAAAGCCTTTCCGCTCAAACTCAACGTCATCGGGCAACCCTTCGACGACTTCGACGACTCAACCGATACCGGTGGCGCGGCATGAACCCGATCGCCATCATCGCCCTCTCAGCCTTAGGCGTCGTCGGGGTAGGGGGCCTCTCGGCACTCCCTCCCGAGCAGGCATCCGCCCCGGCGACCGCCATAGTCGACCCATACGCCGAACTACCGCTTCTAGCGCCCTATGAGACGCGTCCAGAAGCCCCAGAAACGACGCAAATAGCCCGTCGGGGTATCTGCCCGCCCGTTTACGACATGGCGCTTCTAGTCGGCTTTACTCCCGATCAGTCGGCGCTACTAGATCGAATCGCATGGCATGAGTCCCGATGCCTAGCCGACGCCCGGGGCGACCTCACGCAAGGCGTCTCTCATGGCATCCTCCAGATTCACGGCCCGTCATGGTGCGAACCGAATCGCTACTGGCCTCGCGGCTACCTCCAGACGAAACAGGTGCTCGACACTTGCGCCGATCTCTATGACCCGGAGATCTCCGTAGTCGCGGCTCGTCTTATCTGGATGGAAGGCGGCTTCGAGCAATGGTCGACCTATGAGATGGCGGTCGGCTCGTGAATTTCTGGGACTATGTCGTCATCGCCTACCTCTTCACCGCGCTCGCCCTTGTCGTCATACTGGATAGACGCCGATGATCGCCCCCGAAGAATGGCTCCGCATACCGCTCGAAGCGCGACTCTGCGAACACGCGAATCACACCGACGACGAACTACTTCGCGCCGACATCATCGCAGCGATCAAGAAACTTGATGAGCAGTCCGCCCGGTTGCAAGACCTCGGCGCTGAAGTCGTGCGACTCGAACACGTCGCGCATCTCGTGAGCCCCTACTAATGCTTGACGACATACTCGAAGAAGCGCACAGGATTACGCACAACGATCGTAACGATGACTACGGGCCACCGATCGACGACTACACGCGCACCGTCGAAATCTTCCGACTGCTATCCGGCGTAGACCTCACACCCGAAGAAGGCGCACTCTTCATGATTGCAGTGAAACTCTCTCGACTCCGACACAACATTGACGACAACGCAGTCCACCGCGACTCGCTAGTCGACGCCGCCGGCTACCTCTGGGTATTCGCATCCATCGCAGAATCGCGCGGCAAAATGAGCATAAGATGATTCGAGTGAATCGCCCGAAAGAAAAAGGCGACCGGGCTGAGCGGGCCGTTGTCGACTTCCTCGACCATAACGGCTTCACCGTGCGCCGCATCCCCGCAGGCCATCACGACGACGTCGGCGACCTAGAAGTGCATCACGAAGTTGTCTTCGAGGTCAAAGACCGCAAGAAACTCGAACTTTCTGCATGGATCGCAAAACTCAACGTCCAGAAGGCACACAAAGATTCCGCTTATGCGTTCCTCGGAATCAAACTGCATGGCAAAAGCAACGCCGAAGAATGGGCCTACCTCGTCGACGGTGCAACACTCGTGAACCTTCTGAGACTCATCCATAAGCAATGAGCGAATCG